CTGAGGTACGAAGTTCGTGCCCAAAACCCACTTAGCTAACTTTTGCTATCGGTTTTCCACAAACATACCCCACCATTCCAACCATGGAGACCCGATCCCAATCGAAGGTTTCCATAGCATCTGTTACGTCATTAGCTGATTATCCGGAGTCGGATCCCTTCTCGGACCCAGAACTGCAAGCCATATTCTCTGAAGGCATTGTGGTGAGAGAAGTACGCACCGGCCAGATCGTTAGCGATGGCAGACTTAGAGATGCACCACTCGAAAGAGTGCACCCGCTGAGTTTCAAGGATGGCCTCCAAAGCCGTCTTGAAACAACCCTCAGCACCTTTGACTCCGAGGCTACGCGAAAGCAATTCCTCGAGACTCAAGCCAGAGAAGACGGCATCTTCACCAAAGTGATGTCAGAACTCTGCCCCCAGACTCAACCAACACACATTTTGGACGCAATTACCACAAAGTTCTCAAAGGACAAACCCGTTGTGGTGCACCTATGTGGAAAGGTATTTTCTATTCCACGTATTGAGTCGAAACATTTGCCTGAAGCTCGCACCGCATTATCAGCCTATCTTGATCGGCTCTGCGAAGTGATTCAAGCAAACCTTGAGCTACAAAACCAGCGCTTAAACAAACCAGAGACGCTGCAGCACCTCAATTGCATCTTGCATGAGCGAGCGAAAACCGTCTCCGCGCGACAACCCCGATTATCAGTGACTTTACAGATCCTGTCGGCACTTGTGCTAGAACAGGCTGCTCACTGCTCCAATCAGCGAGCCATCACCTCGCTAAGAACCGCTTCTCTTAGTGACGACCTCACTACAGGTGGAGCCTTCATCCGTATGGATGACACTCAGACCACCATAGCTCATCGGTCTGACACCATGATACATGACAACACATACAGCGCAGCGCCAAACATTGTGTACAATTTAACTCTCAAGCAAATGAGATGGATTGTCACCTACATTCTCGACCCATGTCCTGGAGTCAGAACTGAGGCCAAGATAAACTTGCTCTCCTCTCTCCGAGATAACGTGCGCGCTGATGCCGCCCTCAACCCACTTGCCGTGCTACAACGAGCATGCGCAGAGCATTTCCTAACCAGAGAGGAAATCCTGCACCTCATCTTTCGTGATGAGAGGGCAAACACAAGATGTCCTACATGCAAACGTCATATTGCATTTCTAGGACCGCACATCAGCCACCAGGCATGTCCCATTCTGCCGTGGCTGCACAACCATTTCCAGATCGACTTGACCACAGAAGGAGCTACCGCCCCTTCCCTCTTGTATTTGCGGCCAGCTACAGCCGCCTATGCGAGGGAGCTACTGGCTATGGACACAACATTTAAGCAAACGCCCTTTGTGGCGTCCACTGCTCATGACTACTCCATCTACAAAATGGACGCAAAAGGCCAACCAAGCCGTATTGCTTTTCAGGGCTCAAAGGTTGTCAGGATGACACCTCAGGCCAACAGATAACACAATTAGTCATGGAGTTCAGACTATAGTGAACCCGCTGGCAAGGCGAAACTTTCCCCCCTTGTGGG